AAATTAGACTGGTGGTGGTCATTGTGGTAATTCCTTATGCTGTTGGGATTGCTGGTTAAGCATTATATATCAATTGGTTGGGGCTTAACTTAATGGCATTGGGGTGTTGCGCTATTAATGGCCATAGCGATCAAACTCGATGCGGCAGCCTTCAAGGATGATTTGGTAGCGCCGCACGCGGCCCCGTTCATCGCTGCTAATTTGGTATGGCCATGCAGAGCCGAGTGCTTCGTTGCGCTTGCCCGCCGGGATGGTAATCACCGGCTTTGGGCGGTTGATGTCGATATCGATCACATCAATACCGTGCTTTTGCAGCACCCACAGCGCATCGCGCACGCGCGCTAAGCGCAGGGCATAGAGGTTGTGCTGTGGCAAAGCGGCGCGCCGCTCTGGCTGCGCTTTAAGTTCAGGCAAGCTCGGCATAGATGAGTTGATTGGGGCGGTGCTAATGCGCTGTTTAATCGAGTTCATGGCTTATTCCTTATTAAAACGATGCGGGCAGGTGGTATGGCAGGCGCGATATAACCGCACCCGCAGGGGGTTGCTGGGGTTAAAGGGTTGGCGTTGGTGGCGCAGGCAATCTTGCTGTGGCAGTTCGCCCAATACGGGGCAAGCCACAACGCTGCCCATAAAGGCGCCTTCAACCGCGCTTTGAACGCGGCTTAAATTGCCTTTATAGGTGTTGGCCAGCACTTGGTTTACCACGCTTGCGCTGTAGCCTATGGCTATCGCGGCTTCGCGCTGGGTGGTTCGGTCGCAATGGTTGGCTAGGATGCGCACCCAGTCGGGCAAGGCGGCGCCCCATGCTTCAATCACAAGCTCAAAGGTAGTCATGGGTGAGCTCCTCGGTATCGATAAAATCGCCCTGCCATACCACGCGGTTTAAATTGGCATCAAACACAGCACTACTGCGCTGCACCTTAGGGGGCTTTGGCCCCGTGTAGCGTGCCGATACAAAGCGGAACTGGGCTTTGCGGTGCGGGTGGCTTTCACGCGCAATAGTGAGATAGCGCGCTTTGTGTAGGTTGTTTAAGTAGTCCTTCACATAGGCAAGCGTGGCGGGCACTTCAAGCCCACTCAATGCGGCTAAAATGTCGCGGGCATCGAACTCGCCTAAGATGCGGGCGGCGCGCCAAATGGCCTCGCTTTTGGTGGAGCTGGCCACCACTTCACCCTCGCGGTTAATGCGCGGCGATTCCAGCCCGTTATCTTTTGCTAGTGCATATTTGTAGCCGGTTTGCACGATAAATCCGGCGCGGATGAGGTCTTTTAGGTAATCGCGCACGCTTTTTTCGTGCATCGATGTGGCATAAAGCAGCTCTTTAAAGCTAAATGGCCGGCCATACGCGCGAATAATCGGCCATGCGGCATCGCGGGTGGCCGCACGGCGGGCGGTTGCGGTTTCATGGATGGGTTTGCGTGCCATTATTGCCCCCGAAGCGGCGCGGCGCCGGTGTAAAACCCGCGCTTGCCCCAGCGCTTTAAGGTAATTTCATCCCAGCCTTCAATGCGGGCTACCTGCATTTGGTTATGCAGGTTAATTGCTACGCGGCGGGTAATGCCGTGGGTTTGCTTGATGGTTTCAAGCAACATGCCTTCTTCCCAGCCCAGCGGCGCGTAAATAGAGGCCAAAATACGGGCATCGGCCACATTGCATAACAATGCGGGCATCCATTTTAAAATCCGATTATGAAAGCGCTCCCATTTGGCCAACTTTTGCGGCAAAGCTTCTTCGCCAATCAGCAAAATAGCGGCATGGCTGGCCTCGTAAATGTCGCGGATTATTTCGACATTATTCTTTTGTACTAAATAATCGGCTTCATCCACGATGAGTGGCCGGTTAGATAAGGCCAATTCTTCACTAATGGCATCCACGCCTTGATAAATGGTGCGTGCCGGTGGCATGCCCATTTCACGCTGGATGTTTTCTATCAGCGCTTTTTTTGTCCAAGTGCTTTTCAGCTCCACATAATAGGCTCGGCTTTTATTCGCGCTCCATGCTGCCGCCATGCTTTTACCCACGCCCGATGGCCCATATAAGGCCACCATGCCGGGCAGGTGCTCGGGGCGGGTCATGGCGCTGTGCAGCGCCTCCCATGTGCGGCTTATGTTTTGCAATGGCGCAATGCCAAGCTCTGGGGTTATACTCATCCTGCTCTCCTTTGATGCGCTTTTTGCGCGTTATCTTGAGTGCGCGGTGGCTGCCGCGTACTCAAACCCATTAAAACTCTCGAAAAATTCTTTCGCCTGCGCGTAGTCATCGGTGGTGGGGTAGCGTTCTATCCATGCCTTTTGCTCTGGCGTTAAATCAGCACGCGCTACCCAGTTGTGGTATTGGTGCCAGCGCCCGTGGCGATCTTCTGCCCACTCAATTGTCTGCTCATTAAAAATGGCTTCAAACGCAATGCGCTTGCGCTCTTGCTCGCGCAGGGTGTCATCGGTAATAGCTTCTGGGTTTAGCACCATGTCCAGCGCGTAGGCGGGCTGGTGTTCCATCTGTATTGCGGCCACTTTCTGGCCGGTTTTGTTTTCGATTTGCACGGCCAGCCGGTTGATTTGGGCATTGGCACGCTTTTCGCGCATATCGGCTAGGCGGCTTTCTGGCTGGTAGGCTGTCATGTGGCCATCGCGCGCGGCCTCGCAAATTAGGCGTAAGTTCATGTCGTACACCCATACCTTAGCGGCATCGCGGATGTCGTAAGCCACCATCACGGTATCGCCGTGGTGATCTACCAGTGCGGGGTGGCTGTATTTACGGCTGTGTAACTGCACCAGCCCGCGTGTGGTGCTGCGCTCGGCCATCGGCATCATGAGTTTATCCAGCGCTTGCCAGTCGGTGCCGATAGGTGCCCAGCCTTGCGCGATAAACTCGTTTAAAACGGTGTTTGGGCTGGCATTTAAGCTGGTATGAACACTGTTGTTGTATTCAATAACCGTAGCTTGCGCCATCTCGATAAACGCATCCCAGCCCACAATCGCGGCGCCGGATACCCCGGCTTTTAAGGCTTTGCGCGATACTTTATGCACCAGCGTTTTTGCCTCTTTATCCATATCCGCGCCGATATAACTCGGCAGGCGCTTGGCTAGGCGCACCCAGAGTTGGTTGATGCGCTCAATCACGCCTTTGGCTTGGCTGTTGTAGGCAATCGCGTGGGTCATGGTGGTGCCGATGCGTTCAACAATCCCCTCGATCACTTCGTTTTTATAACCGCTGCCGTTATCTACATATAAATTGGCGGGTACGCCCTCGGCTTTTACGCTCACCCGCAGGCCATCAAGTACCGCCGTGCTGCTCTCGGCCAGCTCCACACTAAAGCCCACAATGCGGCGGGTGCGGATGTCGGCAAAGGTGGTTATTTCTGGCCTAAACACTTTATTGGCATAGTACGGGTGGCTTATTTCAGCATCGAATGTGTGGCCGTCTGCCGTCCATATATCATTCGGGAATAGGTGTTTAAAGGCGCGGCCTTTATAGGCTTGCACGGCTTTAAGCTCGCTCTTGCCCATGCGGCCTTGCTCGCGCGCCTCGGCGCTTAATTTCGCTAAAAAGCGCCGCACTTGATGAATGCTCGGGGCTTGGCCATTCATCTCATGCGCAAATAGCCGGTACGCATCTTCAACCGATGGCTTCATGGGCTGCTGGTAGCGCCGCAAAAAAGCACCCGCCCATGCGGGCACGGCCATGCTCTTTTGTCGCGCACCCGGCAACAGGGCTTTATCGCCGTGCACCTGGTATAACTGATGCCAATTGGCCATGGCCGATGCGCTGATGACATGCCCCGCCCTTGGGCGGTCATTGGCTTCAATCGCAAGCGTCATCAGCCTTTGGCTGGCGTTACCCATGCGTAATTCCACCGAAAACATCTGGCAGGCATGGTGTAACCGCAGGCCGCTGGCCATGGCGTTATCCAGCAAGCGGCATACCTGCACCCGTGCCAGCATCACCCGCGCTTGGCGGGCACTGGCTTGTGCCACCGAGCGGCTCGGCGCAAGGCTGGGATGGGGCTGCGCTGGCTCCTTCCCCCTGCATGGCGCAAGGCTGGGATGGGGCTGCGCTGGCTCCTGTAACTTATGACTCAATAACGCCATCTGCGCCGATGGTGGCAGGCTGCTGATGTGGTATTCCATGGCTTTACTGCCCGCACGCTTACGCGCCTGCCAGCCTTCGCGCTCAGCCATTGTGCGCACACGACGATCTGTACCCGGCAGCCCCGGCAAACCGGCAAGTTCTGTTGAGGTAAACCAGTCAGTCATGGCGACCAACCTCAAATGGGCGGGAACCCGTTCCGTTGTTACGATGAAGTGCTTTTGAACGCATCATGCAACACCCAAAAATCAGCAAGTTGCCGAATCGCGAGCTGCGAAAAATGCTTGCTGACTGGCACGATAATTTGCTATCCGTTGCCAGCTTTGAACAAACCCCATCGGGCTTTGCACCACTTCTAGCCCCCGGCGCTTCTCCACTACAGAAGCAACGCCCAAATCATCTAACCGTTCTGCAATCACCCATGCTTCAACCTCAAGCGTTAATGCCGGCGGATCAATCACCAATAACCGCGCCTGATGATCGTAAAAACTAACCCCTGCCCATTGCCGCTCTACGGCCATACGCGCGGCTAACCGGGCACGCTGGGCGTTATCGCGGTCTTTACGCAGCGCTTCAAGGCGCTCAAAAATTGAATAATTAATCATTCCATTTCTCCCATTAAGGTTTTCAATTGGCGAATCCGCTTGCCCGCTTCATCACGGGCACGCTCTAATTTTCCAAGCTCGGCATTTAAGGCATCACGGCCAATCAGTAGGCGGCCACCGCGTACATCGGCCAGCCACGCGGTGAGCGCATGGCTTTCACACACCACCTCAAGCGCAGGGGCGAGGTATAACGGTAGGTTGTGGTCTTCTCGCGCATCACTGGCATAGGCATCGAGCATGTTTTTGCTCACATCTTTGCCGGTTAAGCGGCTCATTTTGGCGGCCACATCAAACCGATCGCCCACCGCGCCGCGTAACACATCGCCAACCAACGTGGCCACTTGGGTGCGGTAATCCATCTGCCCCGGTAACTCGGGTGCAGGGGATGGCACGGGGAATAAATCTAAAGCAGGTTGCGCCGGATGGGCGCGATGAACAGCGGCCATGTCAAGCCACTGCGCGACGGTTTACATTGCGTTTAGTTACCGTGCTTTTATACTTGTCACAATAACGCGAAGGCCAAATCACTTCGGGTTTTACGCCAATGGCCTCGGCAATAATCGCCTCGCCTTTTGGCCAATGGGTGGCTATAACCCGGTGCATTGTTTGCCGATGCGCATACCCGTGATGACGAGATAAAGAGGCAAAGCTCCAGCCGTTTTTCTTGAGCGCTGCCCCAATATCGGCAGGATGCCAGTCATTAAGTACGGTGGTATTGCTGGTCATGTTCGTTTTTCCATGTGGTTTTGACATGAATCACATATTAGACGCAGAAATGAATTTAAACAAGCGTATTTGACACTTCCAAGTTAAATTTTTAATCAAATGATGTCATATGTTATTTTTTATCAATAAAACAAGAGGTTGTATAACTTGGAAGTATTAGATGAAACTCGGAAGTCACTTCCAAGTTCGATAGATAAACTCGGAAGTCGCATCAAGGTCGTATCGGATTTGATAGGCGATCGATCTGATGCAGCTCAAGCGGCCGGAGTTTCTGTTGCATCTCTTCAGCGGTATCTCGCTGGCGCAATACCACCTTTTGATGTTGCAGCTGGTCTTGCTTTCAAAGCAGGTATTAATTTGCAATGGCTTGCCACTGGTGCTGGCCCTATGCACATCAGCGACTCAGTGTGTGAGCCGTCAGCAATAGATCAGGCAGGCGAGCCGCCACCGCACCCCGATGAATACGCCTACATCCCGCTCTATAATGTGGAGGCAAGCGCGGGGTATGGCAGCTATGTAGATTCAGTCGAAATCGCATCACGCCTTGCGTTCAGGCGTGAATGGCTGCATCAAGAAGTGCACGCAAACCCCGCACACCTGCACCTTATCTATGTGCGCGGCGATTCAATGGAACCCGCCCTGCAATCCGGCGAGGTGGTAATGGTCGATGCCAGCACCAGCAATGAACCCGTCCGCGATGGCATTCATGTCATTCAGATCGATGGCTCGGTACTCATCAAACGCTTACAACGACTGCCGGGTAATCGCGTTAAAGTCACCAGCGATAACAAAATTTATGCACCATTCGAAGCCGATTTAAACACCGCTGAAATCACCATCATAGGCCGCATAATCTGGCACGCAGGCCGCATCTGATTTCTCAAACTATCGTGCAAAAAAAGCCCCGAATTAACGGGGCACTGCAAAATCTCTATTTTTCACCGTGTTCATCAATTGACACCAAAAATCACCACAAACCCGCATCACACCGCAGTTTTTCCCAATTTATCCCCCTTCATCCCTTATCACGCCCCTACTAAACTACCCCGCTAACTCACACCAACTTCACTCTGCTTAGTGGCATTGATCGCCGCAATTTTCCATTCCACTGTGGATTTCGCTTCGCAACGACCAACTGCCACTGATAAATCTGCTTTTCTGTCCGCTGTCTCTCAATTGCGGAGTGCTGTCCCTAAAATCTTTTCCTCTTTGATCATCTCCACTCAGGCACGGGGCGATCATTCGGCGGCAAACCCCGCGCCCCGCAGACTATTTTCGCTCTACAGAATGACAAGAGGCATAGGTTCCTCTCGTAATCTCCGGCCTGATTCAAAAATGGCCTGTGATCGAAAACCATCCTAAAAAAGGATGAAAATTGCATCTCATGTTAATTTCTTCGCGCTTTAATATTAACAAACAAACAATCAAGTAATGCTTAATTATTTAATTAGATAAAAATATAGAAGAAACTATTCGTGAATTTTTGATAAAACAGCGGTTATGATAAAATGCTCTTGCGTTCGGAGTTTTCTTTACATGTAAAGAAAAGCCCGCTGGGTAGTGGAATACCTTGGCGGGCTGATCTCCAACGCACACGAGGTGGTCGGACGAGTTTTGTCGCTCATTGCCATTTAGCCGGTTGACATTCCGTGAGTACTTTCGTACTCGCGGTTTATTTTACGCGCTTGCAGCTCGCTGTGCAATTCGCGGTATCGGTTTTTGCTTATGACCGCCTCATTTTTTAACTTTTAAAATGAGGTCTTTCAGTCATGGTTCAAACAAACAGTTCAGGAGAAGAAATGGACCGCATTTTGCGGCTTCCCGATGTGCTGCGGATTTGCGGTGCATCTCGATCGAGTCTGTACCTGTGGCAGTCTGCGGGGATTTTCCCGCAGTCCGTAAAACTCGGTATCAGGGCGGTGGGTTGGCGAAAATCGGAGATTGAAGGGCGCCTCGAAAAACCCCACCCATGCCACACAGTATCCGATAAAATTCGATTCATCTGACCACCACCTCTTTTGCTTCCTATGAAACAACGCAGCGCC